AGCATCGCTAGTTTGCTGACGTATCCTTAAGGATATTTGTTCTGCTATTTTTGATTGAGTTGTTAACATTATACACCTTTATTTTCCATTCCTGTCGCTGCCTGAAGTAGCTCTCCGTCTCTGATTTTTATACCTATAATTTCTAAAGTCATCATTGCTATTTCATTCCTAGCTGACTCTGGAGCATCTATATTAATACTATTTATACTGTCATAAACTGGTCTCCCATTAACCACTATATATTTCCAGTCTGGGTCAATAGGGTTTCTAATATAAGTCAAATTTACTAAATTTAATAAACCTTTAGGCTCTACTTGAAGAAAATTACTTTGCATATTTGCAATAGCTCTTTTTTTAGTAGGAGGCATTATGTTACTATCCAACATTTCATCCCACTCCATATCCTTAACAAGTTTGATCCCTCTTCTTATCAAGCTAGTACCTTTAGAATATTTATGAGAAATCTTTGAAGTCATCCACATTTCTGGCATAACCAGTCCGTTAATGTCTGTAGCTATACCGTTTGGTATAGTAACCATACCGTTCACCACTAATATTTCCCTATTTACTTTTAGATGTCTCAACTTAGCTTGTGATAATGAGTCTAAGTCTAAAGATGTTTGAGGTATTGGATTACCTGGATTATATTGTCTCCAATTTGAAAGTTGACTGTTAGTCCAAGCAAATAAACCGCTTTTTGCAGCAGAGTTGAATTGTTCAGGGGTTAACGTACCTCTTCCATTCTTGTTTGCAACTAAGTAAACGAAGTCTTTAAATTTATCTATATTAATACTCATTTCTTATTATTTATGTTAACTCAACACTACAATATTACGACTTGATTATTTTTATATTCAATTGAGCGTGACCCCCTGGAGTAACTTTTGTTGTTGATATAGTCATTATAGAATCCTTCACAAAAACATTGTTTGAAGTTGGCAATAAAGTTGTCATACCATCACCGATAGTATTTCCTCTAGTAAGTACTCCAGCCCCCATAGATACTGAATTAGCGTTCTTGAAGTTTAATCCAGCATCGTTAGTTACTTCTATAGTAGAGGTTGCAAATGCATTAATTTCTACAACAGTACACGCAAAAGGTATTTTTATTTTATAGTCTCCTATTCTATTTACATCCCAACTTACGGGAGTTGTTAATAATTCTGTTCTAACGTCAGTTGATAGCTTTGAAGCTATAACAGCTCCGTCCTTTATAAACTCCGATGTAGCTCTGAAACCATAAGCTTGAGAAGAATCAAGATTTAGAAGCAATTCACTTTTCCATCCGCTAGCACCTAAGTATCTTGATCTAACAGTCATACCTCCGCCTAAAGCTTGTTGTTGAGTAAGAGTTATTCCCATTATATTCAATGAAAATCCATTGAGTATTACAGAAGCATTAAGTCTTACTATAATTTCGTCTCCACTAATTCCGCCCGTAACATTGTAAGATAAACTACTAAGTAATGTAGAGCTTCCTGTGATGTCTTGATATACTCCATTAGTTCCCGCAACCCAATTAACACTTCCTCCAGTAGCTACGGTTTGAGTTTCTAATATTTCCTTCGTGAAAATACCGTATCCAGCAGCTCTAAAATCAAGAATAGACCCTATATTTTGAGTGCTTCTTGCCATTTCATACCATATTCCTCCAGATAATTGTAGTTCGATAGCACTTTCTGGACCTCCTGTTGCGAAATCTACATTTCCTTGAAGCTTTATGTTTCCAGTCGTTGATTTAAAAGTTATAACCTTTAACGGATTAGAACCTATGAATAGAATTCTATCAAAATTTGCAAAACCTACAGTTGATATTGTTTTTAAATCGTTAGCAGCAGCCGAAGCTTCTGTATCTAAAGATATAGAAGTTATTGAAGACTTTCTACTAAACGATATAGACTCAGTAACTACAGTTATTTTTTGATGATCTAACGATGATGTTAAACTCCTCGGTATTATATAGTTTGTTATCTCAATAGCGTCAGTTAAGGATGAAGGAGTTGCAGTTCCTCCAGCCGAATAATTAGCATTGATATAAAATCTAAACCCTATAAATGCATCGTATAAGTCAGTTCCTGAAGCTCCTCCTTCTATATTAGTAGTAACTCCTAATAAAGAAGATCCTACCCCTAAAAGCAATACGTCTTCATGAAGAACCTGTATAGTGTCTGAATTAGCAGCCGACCCTGAACCAGAATTATCGGTAACAGTAACAAGTCCACCTACAGCCGTTGCTGTGTAATTCCCAACCGAAGGAGTATGAAGATTTATAGCCTCAGCTATACTTGTAGCTATACTAGCAACGGTAGTCGCTGAAGTGTAAGAAATAGAAGTTGCAGCGTTGACTTGACTAACACCTCCTATAGTGATATTAGTAATACTACTTGAAGAAACAGCTTGAGTTATCAATATAGTACCTGTGGCAACTCTACCAAGAGCTGTAGATTGTGCTCTAACTCCGTTCACTTTTATATCTCTAGCCCCTTCCGCATTATTCCTTGATGAGGAAGCTATAGTCCCATCTGATGCCTTTACAGTGTATAGCCATCCATAACCGCTACCTAAATCATTAATTCCTTTCATTACGCTTGTATTTTAAATATTAATTGTATACGCTCAAAATTACTTTGAATAAAATTTCCGTTAACAGGATCTCCATTTAGATCTGAAAACCTAAAACTAAAGGAGCCAGTCGCTGTTGATATCACACTAACAGTTAAAGGGTTTCGGTCTTCTAATATATTTGCCGCAGTACTTAGTGATTCAACAAAGTGTACTTCAGGATAAAAAGCCGTTGTAGATACTGCTCCAAAGTTTGTAACTAAGAAATTAGTAAATCGTATTTGCCATGATGCAAAAGAGTTGTCATTCATGTTTCTAACAAAGTGAGATCCAGGAGTAGATTGAGACACAGACCCAAATAAAGTTCCATATTTTTTTTGATTAAGTAATGATATAGTCGGAGGAGACGAAGTATTAAAGTCTATTGAAACCTTAACAAATAAAGAGTCTACCACCGTGTCTGTAGCAGAAACAACGTATGTTTCTGTTTGAATACCGCCAACCGTAGCTGACGTTGAGGTAACCGTAGCTCCACTTCCTGCAGTTACAATACTGTTTTTTATGTTTGATAATTTTGTATTGTTTTCAGTAGAAAGAGCAACCGTATAAGTTGTGGAATCTCCTCCTGACGTTGAAGTAACCCTAACTCCTACGCCTTCCGCAACTATAACTCCTGTTGAAGAGCCTGAGCCTCCTAATCCTGTAACTAATTGAGGCTTTCCATCATCACAAGCACATCCGCCATCAGCGTCTGCAATTCTTAATATTTCAGCAACATACTCCGATACATGAGTTCCCTTGCCACATCTTAATGCAGTACCAACCATTTCAGCGATTGAAGTTATTTGCTCGAATTTAACCAACTCAATGTTAGCCTTTATTGTGTTTGTTTTTTTAGTGTTTTGCCATCTTTGATACTGAGATCTGATAGCACAATATATATTACATAAGTCGCCATCACAACTAACTGGTATGAATTTAGACCCTAAAACCTGGTCAATAACGTACATACTATTCGCTATGTCGAATAAATATGATAGGTCAGAAGTAATTCTACTTGAATATTCTACCGACTGACCTGTGACTACATACACAACGCTCGTGGATATTGAATTAGAAGTGCCTGTAATAGAAGCTCTATTCATTGATAGAGGATAGTTAATATTCATCGCTCTAGTTATAGTAGGATCTATCAAGTTCTTTGTATACACCGTACTATCTACACTCTTTAATAAAGGGATTATACAGTCTGCAGTCATTGTTAAAGAAACCGTAGGAGATGTGTAATTCAATGTAAAAGATCTATTGTCAATTACTGTCGCAGGAACTACAGAATCTATATAAGTAAGCTGTATAGAATATGCCCCTTGTTCTGGAAGACCTGTAGACACATCTAAAGGTAGAGGTATTGTGATAATACTATCTAAAGATGTACCACAGTTAATGTCTGGAGTAGCAACGTTAGTGTTGTTGTAAAAAACTCCACTAACGGGAGCTGTAACTTTAACTAAAACCTTTACGTTCGCAGCAATAGTACCTTGACTAACGAAGTCAGTCTTATCTGTGAAAGATATTTGCTTTTGAGAAAGTTTGTAATTAAAGTAAGAATTATAATCTACTGTAGTTAAAGCCATTTTATTAAAAAATAATGTTGAAACAAAAGTAAACAAAAAAAGGGTACTAATCTAATAGTACCCTTCTGTTTTTTTATAGTAGAGTTATTTTGCTTTAGCAGTCAATAATGCAATCAAATTATTCTCGTTATTAATTACGGCTAATTTTAGCTTCTTTAACCCTTGAATAGAAAAGATAGCGTCATCTTCTGCAGACTTACCTGGAATAATAAACCAATGACCTTTTTGCGTCAAGTTTCCATTAGCCAAGGCTTCGTTAATTAAAGACTCATCCCATGAAACAACTTTATCTTCAGCTACGATAGCAATATCTTTTACCGCATTTAAGCGTTCTTTGATATTTCCCAATAGATTCATATATTCATCATTCTCTACTGATAACTCAGCAAAGTAATCAATAGGGCTCATTCCTGCAGCGGCATCAACAATTGTTTCGCCATTAGCTGTCCATGTTATAATTCCTTTAGATTCATTCACTTTAATCATCCCTTTTTGAAGAGCTTGAACAATTATAACCTTATTCTTTATACTTCCATCCTTCATTTTTCCTAAGAAATCTGTAGGGTTTTTAGTAGCTGGTCCTCTCATTAAGTTTCTCAATGAAAATTCATCCATGTTATGAATGTTGTCAATAGCACCCTTAGTAGTTGCTAAAGCTAAAGCGATAGCTCTAATTCCGTTAATGTCACCATTTAATACAAAACTCATAGCTGCTTGCTTATCTCTCTCAAGTACTATAGATTTCTCAGCATCAAACTCGTGATTAATTTCATGATAAAGAACAGCACTGTCTATGTTAGTTTTTTCATTAGCTCCATTATAAGCAGCAACCCTTAAAAACTCTAAAAGGTTTCTGTTCTTAACATCTACAGTCATTACTCCGTATGTTAATTTTAATTTTTTACCTCTCTTTACTTTATCAAGCTCCGACCATTCGTCTTCCCATATACTTCTAGCTCCAGCTAAATATCTAGCAACTCTAGTGTAAGCATTTACTTCGTCAGGCTTCCCATCTTCACCTTTAGGTATAAATAGAACTTCGCACTCAGAAGGAATTAATGTTGTTGGATTGTACCAAGGGTATCTGTCTAACATTCTAGCAGATGTCTTGAAAGTAATTGATGTTTTTTTTAAATCAGAATTTCTGATTTTAGATCTTGTATTCATTTTGTTTTAGTTTTAGTTTGTTTTGTTTTAATAAAGAGGAGAGCCTTTATATACTCTCCTCTTTTTTTCTTTTATTCAGAAATTACACTCTTTTAATGTAACCGTACTGATTTAAAGCTTGTGCTTCTAAAGCTGTGTGAGACATGTATCTAACTTCTTCGATATCAGTACCTTCTGCAGATTGCTCAATACCGTTATAGTAAGTACAAGACAACTCTCTAGACTTACTTTCGTTAGCTAAGAAACGTTTTCTCAATGAAGGAATAGAAGTTCCTCTTTCATATCCAGCTTCAACTTTTACTGAACCAGCAGGGATAGTAAATGCTTCATGCTTGAAACCATACCCAGCAGCACCTAAAGTTTGCTTATCATTGAAAGCTCCCATAGAACGCTTGTCGTAACTATAAGCCCCTATAGTAAACTTTTGAAAGCTTAAGTTGACAGATTTTTCTTGATCTAAGTTGAATCCACCATAAGAGATAGCTCCATCTTTTAATTTATCTCCCAAAATTACATCAAGGTCTTGGTCAATCTCAATTCCTGACATCATTAAGTTTTTCTTTTGAGCTTTTTCAGCATCAATAGCAACATTGAAGTCATAAAAATCGTTAAGAACAAGTCCACTAACTCCGTTGTAATTCAAAATGTTTCCACCAGTAATTATTTGAGTTAATAAACCGTTAGTCATTGCTAAAGGATTATTAGTAGCTTGGAATGTACTAGCTAAAGTTGTGTTAGATAATGTTTCTCCAACCAATAAGTTAAGCTCTGAAATGTTCATAAATTGAGCATAACCATCGCCTTCACCTTTAACCATAAATTTAGATTCTCCAGAACTTTTTTCTGTATACCATTCTTTAACTAAAGATTCTGAACCTGTTACTCTCATTCTGTGCTTGATGATTTGTAATTTCTCAGTAAACTTAGTAGATTTAGTACTCATTGGAGCTTGAAATCCTGAACCTTCACCGTGAGCATTACCAAAAATAATAATTTCATCAGCAGAAGCCATATTAGGAATAGCATCAAGTACATTTGTTGGAGTAGCTGTAAAAGCTGTAGATCCATTAACCGCAGTTACGATAGCCTGAATGTAACTACCAAAAGAAGCTGTAGTTCCAGTTGCTGGCTTAAGCATAATTAAGTCATTAAGTTTAACTGGAACAGAAACCTGTGAAGGAACTGCAGATGTATCATAAGGACTAGCAGATGGTGATGTTAACTTTGTGTCAGCAGCTAAAGTAAAAACAACTGCAGCTCCTGCTGCTCCTGCTCCTCCGTTTGTTGCTTTAATTTTAGGCATGATTCTGTCTTTCTCGAAACGAGAAAACTCTAAAGAAGTAGTTGCTTTTTTAGCATCTACTAAGTCTAAAAATCCAACTATTGAATTTCCGTATCTTTGAACTTGTTCTTCAGAGATGTCTGGTTTGTGTGCTTCGTAAAACGAAACAAAATTGTGATTTCGTGCTGTATTAGTTGCACCTTTGTTGTAAGCCATTGTTTTTGTTATTAAATGTTTGTTATTATTAATTGTTAACTGTTAATAGAGCTAGATATTAAAGCTCTTTGTTCTTCGTCACTCGTCATTTGTGTTCCTGCGGTTTCACTCTTGTTAAAGTTTATGTTATCAATGTCCTTAACCTCTTTGCTCGTTGCGGATTTCCCTTGAGCATAACCTAACTTTACGTCACGTTCATAGTTAACTACTTTGTACATATCTCTAGAGAGTTTCTCTACATCAACACCCCCACCTTCTTTAGCCCAATGCTTGTCAATGAAACTTCTTTCAACTCCATCCAACGTGTCACCTTTCAAGAACTCAGAAACACCATTTCGGTCTTCTTCTGTTTTCTGTAAAGTAAAACTAACAGGGTTGTTTTTATCTCCTACATCAAAAGTGTTGTCTGGCATACTGTTAATGATAGAATTATAACGTTCTAATCTATCAGTCCTGTCTGCCTCACTTTCTATAGGAGCAGCTTCTTCAGCAATTCTTGGAGAAGATATCTGCAATTCCTCAATATTAATAGAACTCTGAAATTCCTTAAGCTCCGTTCTAGCGTCCATTGCTTTTCGCATCAAATTAGCTCGTAAGTCATCAACTACATACTGTTGAACATCACCATCCTCTACAAGTTCAGCTATTTCAGCGTCACTCTTCTCTAGAAGACTGTAAGGTCTCATGTGTGCATTCAATTGTTCTGGAGTTATATTGTCGTATTGTTTCTCAAGCTGCTCTCTAACCACAGACAAGTCGTCCATTTCGTCAAAGTTTATAGCTTGATAATTCATAACGTCAGCAAAAGTAACACCTTCACCGTATTGCTCTTCGACTGCAGCATTCAAGCTCTCTACATAAGAACGTCCTGATACAGTTTCTCGCAAGTCGTTGTAAGCATTATTTAAAGCATCTACTGACTCAAATTTATCCCCAGTACTCTTTAGAATTTCATCTCTAATCAAAGAACTATTGTTAGTTTCTTCAGGTTCAACCTCCTGTTCTTTATTCTCATTATCTACGACTTCCTCTGTTGAGGATTTCTCCGCTACAACTTCTTCAGTCGCAACTTCTTCAGTCGCAACTTCTTCAGTCGCAACTTCTTCAGTTTTTTCTTCTGCTACAACTTCTTCAGTCGCAACTTCTTCAGTCGCAACTTCTTCACCTTCAGTAGATTCTTCTACTTCCATTTCATAACCTTCCTTAGTAGGAAAGCTGAATTCTTTAATTTCTTCGTCAGACATTTTTTTTAATTTTAGTTCGTTTAATGCAAAGATACAAAAATATTCTTAAGTAATTAGTTATTAAATAGTTACTTGGGCTTGTCTTTCTATTGCTCCTCCTGGGTTTTGATTAATTCTAGGCATTTGAACTCCTACATTCCCTGAATCTCCACCTTCTAATTGTTTCTCTAGCAACTCTTGTTTCCAGTAAGCTTCTCTATCTATAAGCTTCATCTTCTCTGAAGTCTCATGAGATATTCTATCCATCTCATTCTTATTCTTGTTGTTATCAATCTGCATCTGAGCTATAGATTTAGACTCATCTTTTATCTTTTGAGCCTCTGCAGAAGCAGCAGAAGCTGACGCTTCTCTTTGTGCAGTAATCTGTTCTCTTTGCTGAAATTCCTGCATCTTCTCAGTAGCGTAAACTTTCTTTCTATAAGTAAGTAACCTTTCAGCCTTCTTAATGTTAGATATTCTCTTAATCTCTAAAACATCCTCTACTCTAATTTCTTGATTTTGTTGAGCAATAGATAGTTGACCTAATAAAAATTCTATTTCCCCATCAATTGGTAAAGCCTCAACCTTAACTCCCATTTGAGCCATAGTTACATCTTTAGCAAATTCTATAGCTTTAACTCCTTGTTCCCCTATGATGTTTTCATACTCTTCTATGCCATTATCGTGCTCTACCTTGCATTGAACCATTCTCGCTGCACATTTACCTACTCTCGCAAAAATACCGTCAGTATATGCCTTGTAAACTTCTCTAGTAGTGTTGTTTGAAGCCAAAAGCCTCATTTTCTCAATACCAACCAAAGCATCCTTATCTGGAGAACTACCATCTCTAGCGTCATTGATTCCTCCGTTAGCTCTAATAAATTCTATCTCATTAATTATTGCGTTATCTAGTCCAGCTAAAGATTGAGCAAACTGACTGCCTAACTCTTGAATAGGAACTCCATTCGTAGGATCTCCGTTGACATCCGTACTACTGGTAAACAATACACCTTTCTGCTTATACAACTTAACAATTTTCATTGGGTCAGTTTCTTTCAGTGCTGACATTACATCAGACAGTCCAGAAACATCAATCGCTACACCAGTAGGATTCATTTCTGCAATAACGTGCCTTTTTCTTAAAACTAATAATTGAATCGTATCAATGTTAGGTCTTATAGTTTCAACAAAAGATGTACTAGATCCGTTTCTTAAGTTTGGTTCAAAATATACATACCTTCTGATTAACTCAGGAGATTTATACTTTCCTGTTTTACTTTTAGGTCTTAAAATGTTTTTAGACCTTCCATAACCTAATAAAACATCTGACCCAGGAACCCATAATCCCTCGTAAGACATTTCGATTTCCTTATTTGTAACCTTAATATTTTTTTTGTTTCTTTCAGGCTTCTTATATCCGTGTTCTTTTTTAGACAAATGTCTGTTACCATACTTATCATCTTGTTCAGCATAAGTTCTCCCGTCTACAGTGTAAAATATAAAGTCTAAAACCTCAACCCTGTAATCAGAGTAAGAGTAAGAATCTCCCTCATATTCATTAGTAGCACTATAGCTATTTCCATAAAGCCATAAAGCGTTGCCGTTATCCCCCGCACTGCCTTGAGCCATCTTGAACCATTGAGCTTCAGAAACGTCATCATTAATGTCTCTCTTTCTTAAGTCTCCTATAGACATTAATATCTTCTCAGCTTGATATTCTGTATTGTCATGGTCTGGTTCGTCAGTAGCTGAAGCATAATAGTTTAATGGAGCATCTACATATCTTATTGTAATCTTATTATTTTTGTCAAAAAACAAACGAGCACAACCTTTATTGTTCTCTACAAAATCCCTAATAATTCTCTTAGATATTTTTTCTTCCCATTGGTTATCATAAAGAATAGCGTCAACTATAGTTTCCATTCCTATTTCTATAGCCTGCTTAAAGTCCATGTCCATATAGATATCAACCTCTTCCTTACTTGATGGTTGGAAATCTTTTTTTGCTTCCAAAACCATTCCAGACATTTCTTCCATCTCTGCAAGGTCTGCCCTTCTAATTATGTCTCCATAATATTCGTTTCGTGTAGCAGTCAGTTGTCCCTTTGAATAATTATCTATAGCGTTGAATTGAATCTTATGGTCTTGATTAATCATGTCACCAACAATAGTGTCAACGAATTTTTTACATGGAGTTTGAATTTTCCAAGAGATATTCATATAACTAGTATCTCCTCTATTGTCGATTTGAGCATCCAACAATGGCTTGTACTGATTAACATCTTGTCTATTAGACGCATACATTCTATTTTCTTGAGCTATAACCCTTCTGTTAGAAGACATATCTTCTGATATTCCCTTGAAGTATATGTTCTTCGCAGCCATAAGACCATAATCTTTTCTAGATTTAACATTAGGGTCTAATGTGGTAGACGGGAAGGGGTTGTTTTTTAACTTGTCTTTTAACTGGTTGCCTGAATATTTGCTCATTTCTTTAAAAAAAATAGAATTTGCAACAAAGATAGTAAATTTTACCTTACCTTTAAATGTTATACGTTTTCATTAAGCCAACTAAACTCAATTTATTTTCTCCATCTTTTTTTTCACGCTTGTTTTTCCTAACGGTAGTAACCCCTAAGATGGCTATCATCGAAGCTACGGTCTGATCGAATACAGTCCAATTATTAGCGTCAAATTTTAACCAATCGTCAATTTGAGTGTCAAATGGGCAATTTCCATACAAATCATCCCTTAGATCTTTTGTGTTCCATCCAAAATCATCTCGTTGAACTTGTTTAGATATTTTTCCTACATATTTATATATATAAGTTGTTAATCCATTCACCGCTTGTTGTCTCACTAAATTTCCAGACATTGAAACTCCTTCAACAGTCTTTTTACTGTTTGACTTAGTGTAGTCACTCTGAGTTGTTGTATGAACGTAGTTCTTATAACCCCTCCTGTTCATATGGTTTATCAACCCTGGTTTCTGATTCTCCACAAATATTTTCATTCCGAAAAACACCCCCGCCATAATCATGTCTTCATAAAACAAATCAGGGTCAGGTCTTCTTCCTACATAGTTGAGAAAGAAGCAGTTAGAGTTCGTAGGGTTGTTTATGTCAAACCTTTTAAAACCACTAGCTGCAGCGTCCGACTTTTTATTAGATACCGTTTCTTTATGGTCAAATGGGTCACAAGCAATCAACCCTGTGTAAACGTTTGTAGGACTAGGAAATCCTCTTCCGTCCATTTCAAACCTACACCTAGCTTCAGAGTGAGGCATCCATGTTATTTCAAAAAATCCTTGAGGGTCGTCATGGAAAGACACCTTATGACTACTCATGTCATCCCAAACAAAGTTTCCTTTTCGGACAACACTACTTCTTAACGTTTCATTAAACTCTTTCTGCTCGTGTAATTTTTGTGCTGAGAACACTTGCGTACCAACTGCTGAATAAAAAGCCTCCTTTGCCGTAAATGGGAACCTTCTAACTTCTCCAGCTAACTTACTTCCAGATAGTCCGTCTCTTTGTGCTATAAGAACCTTCTTAGCTCCTAAAATGTCTGAGTAGCCGTACTTATCTATAAAACCTTCTAAACCGTAGTAGGATGGCTTAAAATAGCGATACATGCCAGAAAAGGTTCTGTTATCTTTTTTTCTGTTGTGAAAGTCAGAGTCTTCATAAATATCTAAAGCTGCTTGTCCTCCTTTACGTTCTAATTCCTCAACCGTTGTCGTGAAATAAGCTTTACCAACAATAGTTGTTCCTACAACTAAACACGGCTTAACAATATCCCACCTTTCACTTGCATCTCCTTCGGTAAATTTACCGAACTCATCACAGTAATACCTTTTCAACTTAGACCCATCATAAGAATCTTCAACAGAAGACCTATACCCTATAACAGA